TTGTTCCTTTGAACTTACCACCTTGAATAGCGGCACCCATACCACGGCAAGACATATACTTACCGTCCTTGGCCTTAACTTTAGGAGCCTTTTCATCGTCTTCGATCTCACGAAGACTAGGAGCTACCCTTTTGCTTTCGTTCATATCGCCTTTGCTTGGCTTTGACTTTGGTAGGACGGTCGGCTTCTTGCTTGCTCCGCCTTTTTCATATTTCATTTTGTTCATGTTATTCTCCATTATGACGGAGCCACCATCCCTGCGGCTTCTACCTTTATTTATAAGCTGTTTTGCCTCGCTAGTCGAGACACCAATATCTTTTCCGAACTGCGCTGCTCTAGGTTTTGCCATTAAACTAACTCTTTTCCGTGTTCAGCCATACCGCAAATGCACCTGTCATGGCCCCCGTGACTACACTTACCAGTGCCGACTGCTGTGTCGTCGGATCCGGCAGGAGCATGAACCACTCCACTACTCGCCACGCTGATATCGACATCATCAGCATCATAAAGCGAGGTAGTATCCTCCACCTTAGAAATCTTTCCATTGTTAGTTCTGTCACGATTCTTCCTCGCCTGCTCTTCCGTTGTTCTGTTGTTCATGTCCCACATGTAATACACTACTTCTTCCCGAAGAATTTAGTTGCGCTACGCACACCAAAAGAAGCGGCAACGATAACGCCCAAGGAATATTGATACCATTCAGGCATTGAATTGAGTTGGGCGAAGCCATTTGCGACAACCTCCTCCATACCGGGAATAAACGCCAAGATCAGTGGTATGCTAAACAAAATTACTAGCCACTCATCAGCCCACGAGTTGCTTTTACTTTTTGCCATCTCAAGATCCCAGTCGATCTCGCCTGTGGCTTTCTTCTGCATGACAACAGCTTCAGCCTGCGCCTTGGCAACCTTGGTTGCAGACACTGCCTTCTTCTCTTCGACCTTACCCTGTAGCCATGTACTAGCTAAAGAAGATATAGGACCTATCAACGCCGCTATCATTATGTTGTCTCTCCATACACGCACATAGCTTTATATCTATGTGGAACAGGTGCCATCTGCCTTATATCAGCCAGCATGTAAACCACTCTTATGTCACACTCTTCTTTAGTAGTATAAGGACCGTATGTATCCGTAAATTTGACGCACGAATTAGCGACGTTAAGTGCACACGCTAATACAACAGCCTCAAACATTACTTACCTCTGTTCTTAGAAAGTGCCGCCTGTGTATTAATACGATACAAGTTCACATCATTTCTGTCATCAGCTATGTTCTCTTGCAAGTTTAACCTATTTTGAGCCAACTCATACGCTTGCTGCAACTTAGCTTGATCAATCTGGAAGTCCATANCATCGTTCTGCATCTTACGCTGTATTTCTTGCGTATCGTTCTGCAACTCTTGTTGACGAATCGCAACCAACGGATCTTGCTGCTGGGCTGACTCCAGAAGGGGAGACAACTGCTCTAGTGTTTCAGCAATTTGCTGTGCCACCATCGCTTCAACAACCGAAGGATCAATCTGAGGAATTTGCTCACCCGCATTTTGAGCTTCTTGCTGNGTGACTTTAATAACTTCACCAACAATATCTCTAGCGAATAATGCTACATGATCTTGTATGTGCGATTGCAAAACCATAGCGGCCTGCGGATTGCCTTGTAGTGCAGGAGATTGAATTAAAGAAGCATGTACACGAATATGTGCTCTGTGATCCTGCTCTGGGAACACCTGTAACTGCATACCCTTAACNGCTGCACCATTTTCTGTAGCCGGATCTTTCGGAGCCGGAGGTGGTGGCGGCGGAAGAATTGCATCGATGTTCTTTACATCTAAGGCATCGTACATACGGCGGTAAGCCTCATACAGATTATGCATCTGTGGCGCGGCTTGTGCTAATTGCAACTGAGTCTGTGCCAATGACAGACGCTGTGCCATAGAAAAGATTGACGGGTCGGAGACAGGGAGAATATCTACACGCCCGTCAAAGTCTTGTGCCATTATCTGAGGACTTACATTAGCACCTACAAAATACGGATAAGGCATCGGATTATTGGCAAAGATTTCTGCCAGCATTCTAAATTCTTGCTTTTGTCCTGTGTGCAGGCGCTTGTGAATACCAGAGATTACTTTAGATCCCTGCTCAATCAAAGCAACCGTTGTTCCAACAGGAGCATTTGAATTAGCATCAGCCACCTTCGAGTCTGCAATCTGCGCAAAGCGCCGACCCGAGTCAACAACAACACCCAGTAACTGAGCCAGTGTGCCCGAAGGCTCTTTGTACGGAAGTGGTATAAGAGCGTTTCTAATATCTCCGCCAGGTGCATCCAAGTCCCGGAACTCACCCGGATTGACAGGTTCATCATTGTTGCGGATACGAACTCCACGAGCCTTAAAGCCACCAGGTAGGTTTGCGAGTGTCCCAGCATCAATAAGCTGACGCAGGATTGATGTCGCCGCACGAGACAATCCACCAATCATATGCAACAGACCGAAGCCGTAGAACCCAAAACCAGGCAAAAACTTGTAATGAACAAAGTATTGCCGCTTACGGCGCATAGGGTCGTCTTCTCGGTAGTTACGAGCTATCGATAAAATCTGCCCCGAATCTTCATCCACAGTGACGATATAAGGAAGCTTAATTCCCGTCGGTTCGCCCTGCTGGTCCATGTCTTCAAAGCCCTCAAGGTCAAGCTCCACATGAACCTCAAACAACGTATACATTTCGTCGCTATACCCTGGACGTAATCCTTGAATCTCGTCAGTTTTGCTGCGAATTGTCGTATCAGATTCATCATCGTCACTCGGAGATAAATCAACATCACGGTAAATGCCTCCTATCTGTAGTTTGCGAATATCATTCTCTGTCATCCGCACAACATGTGTAAATCTTTCTGCTGTCCGTAAATCGGAAGCAGAATACGGAACAATCAAATCCTCCGCATGAACAAACTTAGACACCGCACGTTGTCTAGTGGGGTCTTGGTAGACTTTCTTAAATGTAGATCCAGTCAATGGTAAATAGAAAAGCATCTGATCAGTGTCTTGATCATACTCTTCCATAACCTCGGTAATCTGATAGTTCATGAAGTCCTTAACACGAACCGATTGATCTTCTGTTTCCTTGGTAGGAGTACCTACAACCTGAGTTTTTACAGGACCGCCAGCGGGCATCATCTCTTTGTAAGCTTGTGCCTGAAACTGAGTTACAGACTCCGAAAGCAAAGGGTGAGTTACACCAGAGGCACCAAGAAAGGGCTCAGAGCGCTCCGAGTAATTAATTCCTAGCAAAGTTAAACCCTTGGCAATCGCCTCCTCCCATTCGGAGCGAGACTCTTTGTCATCATCTATCTTGCTCAACAACTCTGAGGACAACGACCCAAGAACACGGTCATCTAAAACTTCTGCAAGGTTTGCATTGTGGTCGTACTCTTCGGTTTCGACTTCTATTTCACCCATAGAATCCGCAAGCTCTATCCCGTCTGGTAGCTGCTCTTCCATAGGTAACTCAACTTGCATCTCTTGCGGCATTTGAGGCGCTGGTCCACCAGCACCCATTGCCATATCAACCATCTGTGGAGGTAATGCCATACTAGAATGTTCCTTTAAATGTGCCACCGCGGGCTTTCATTACAGCACCGCCTTTTTTCTTTTTAACAAGCTTTGGCCCGCTTGTGTTTCCTTTTACAAAATAACTTACGCCATCAGGCTGCATAACTTTTAAACCAGCGTAGGTTTCCAAAAGAACATCTGTCCCTAACCTGTCAGCAGCGGCAGCAGCCTTAAATTTATCTTTATATGTTTCAGCCACTAGAATATTCCTTTGAACCGTTGTGGGCGAGCGATAGGGCTAAAGCCCTTGATCATACCACCCTGGGATTTCTTTCTTCCATACGTCTCAGGTTCTATCTTAGTTCTAAACCTGTCTGCTTGCTTATCTGTAAGATTAGAAAAATTCCCGCTAATAGCAATAATTCTTATTTCTTTATCTGTGCGCCCGTCCGTGCGAACTGGTTTGTCCTTGTCAGACATTACATCACTTCCTTTGCCATAGAACCAATTCCTGATCTTACCATACCACCCGCGGCACGTCTAATCGGACGTTCCATAAGCTCCTTAACAGCAGGCTTTCTTACATCTAGCACCCGTAGTGGAAGTTCTTTTAGCTCGCCCCTATGAACAGCACGGGATCCAATCTTGCTTGGACCATAAAACTTTATAGTATTCGGATCNTCTAAAGCAGCGCCTGGCACATTATAAAGTTCTGCCCGAGCCTCCGGATTTGNTTTTCCAAATTCTTTAAGACCCTTGTCTACAGCNGGTCCGTAATTACGCAAAAATGCATCATTCGGTGTTCTTCCCGGGGCGTTGGCTAAATACAAGGGATCAGCAAAAACAACAAAATCTATGTTATTGTCGTCAATCGCTTCTCGTATAGCCGACCTTACTGAAAATTCATGATAAGATCCGTCGTCGGAATAGGGAGTCTTCGGCGCATATCCCTTAGCCCCATTGCTTTCTATGGAAAGATCGGCAAGTCGTTTTGCCACTGTTATCTTATCCTTAGCAGGATGAGCGCTAAAAGCAATCCTATAGGCGTCTATTTCATCAGCTAACTCATCGTTAGGAACCAGGTCCTTGGAAAGTTCCTCAATGTTGTTTTTTACTTTAATTACCTCAAGCTGATTTAAGTAAACGTCTAAATCCGAACCACCGCCGAAGTCTGCAAAAAAGTCCTTTAGTGAGCTTTCTAGCCAATCTTTTCTACCGGAACTACTTCCTGACGAGTAACTGTCTAAAAAAAACTCACCCGTATTTATGTTTTTAGTATCTAAAAACCTTTCTGCGTCTTCCTCACTTAAAATTAAAGCATCTGTATTAAGCTCTTTGGTAAGATCTTGATCTGATTTCTTGTTTGTTGAAATTACTCTTATTATGTCTTCATCGGTAAACTGGTCAGCTATAGAGGCTAAAAGCTCATCTCTAACCGCTCGTTCTGAGTCTGACATCCTCAGCGTTTCGGTGTAAGGAATTTTTAAAACTTGAATCTCTTCTGGTGACAAATTATCTAAAACACTTTTCATTTTAGGGTCAGATATAAGACCCAAAGACCCTCTTGCGTCTAGCTGCTGTAAATGTGTTCTTGTAATTTTATCCGTAATAACTTTCATTAGTTGCGGTTGTTGATCTAGCGTTGGATCAAAACTCCTAGAGGAGCCACTTAGGTCAACAAATGTTGATCTAAAAGCCGCAACAGAAACGGGGTCAGCAACTCCTCCGGCCAATTCTATTAAAGTTTCTATCTGAGGTTCCAGAGCGGACCGATCTTCAAACTGTGTTGGTGAACCTTGTGTTCTATCAAATTTTTGAGCAAAACTTAAGAGCTCCGATGTTCCTCTTTTAGTAGACAAAAGTTTAACGAGCGCTGGAACCGTAGCAGCAGGTTGTCCAAAGAGGTGATCCGGCTTAGAATATCTAGCGTTCCCAACGTCATTAGCTTTTTCCATAGCCAGTTCTAAAACATTTTCTTGATCTTCGATTTGTCTTTCAAGTTTTGAGTGATTAACTAACTTCTCTCCCCTTAGATCTTGGTCAAGACGAAGAAGCTTGTCCCACTCCTCTGTATAAGTAGGACGAATTGTTTCGCCAAATGTATTGTAGCCTTCCACGTACTCGTCTACGGTTCTAAAGTATTTGGTCTCGTTAACAGGAGGTATTCTAACTCTAAAAGCTTGCCCACTTGACTGATTAGAGACATCATTACTCTGGATCTCTCCAATGAACCTAACTCTAGGGTTCATTACCTTAGAAGCACCTGATCCTACGCTTTCGACATTAAAGTCTGCAAAGCGCGAATGCCCATAGTATCCAGGAAACCAAGAGTAACCATGATCATTAATTGACTTCGGAGTTACTTTACCCAATCCAGGCAGGTTTATCTCAGGAACTGTATTACCAAAAAGTGAGACACCAAAATCTATCCTTGCTTCTGGAACTGTGGTCAATCCTACATCTTGTCCAGCATTGTCCACGCCCCCGGTAATTTCAGGATAATACTGCTGTCTGAAATGACTGACCCTGTTAAATTCACCTATCGAATCTAACTCATCGCTAGAAGTAGACTGAAGATAGGTTCTAACTCTTGTCTGAGGAACCTTCTCTGCCACAAGACGACGAACCTCCGCCGCATTAAATTTTTTCTTAGGGTCAGCTAAAAGAGCCGATTCAAAACCCGTCCCTGAAACTTCAGGACTACCCGACCTAAAATTCTTAATTATACTTAACCACTGCGCACCAGCTAAACGACCATTCTTGTCCGCAGCCCTAGCAAACTTAGGGCTTGATACATACTTAGTTAAGGCACCCATCGTAGGACTGTAGTGCTTTACCCTGGCGAAGTAATTGTTAGGAGTGGCTCCAATAATTAAACCCGTCGAGTTAAACACAGGGTTAGACTCATCCAAAGCCCCAATACCAGCC